TTTGCAATGAGTAGCTGATCATCTGTCTTTTTCAAATTATTATAGAGTAACAGCACACTTCCAAGCGTCATGTGTTCAAGCGTTTTCCATGCTGGAGCATAAATGCTACCCTTATGTTTCTTGTGATGTCGTTTTATATTTATGTTGCGTTTCACTTCCTTATAGCATTTATTGTTGAACTTGCTGATGAACAACTGCTCTACAACTTTCGGACTAACAAACCAACAAGGAATGTTTTTATATCGTTTGCTTAATATATAGGTAAGGTAAGTGCGAAAAGCAACTTCTATTCTGCTGATATATTTTAAAAGCATGTTACGCAAATCATAATCAAAGTAGTAGAGTGTAACGGCATCTTCGAAACATGTATTAGCTTTCATCTTATGATTTCGGTTATTCAGATTAGGATATGATATTTCAAAAGGAAAGAAGTAAAATCCTAAGCGATAGTAACCTATATCCAATAGATTTTCCTTTGCTTTCGCTTCATTATTAATCTGTACTCCACGATTTCTTAAAAGTTTAATTTGTTCTGGTATTGTAGTTGCTCTTTTCATGTAAAATTATATTTGGATACAAAAATACAAAACATATTTAATCATTGCAATAAATTACTTGGAAATCTTATTACAAGTAAAAATATCTGCTAACCCCTGCTAACCGCTGAAAACCTTTACCCACTCTCGCACCCTTCCTATCTTTGCAATGTGATTACACACAGAGAAAACAAAATGTTTAATTAATAAGTAAAGAAAGGAAAAACAATTATGATTCGTTACAAAATCTACGAGAACAAGAACAAGAAGAGTGCGGGCTATAAGAAGTTTTATGCACGTGCCGTAAGCGAAGAGACCATCGACCTCCGCCAGCTTGCCGACTACATGGCTACGCACAATGTGCCTTTTTCAAAAGGTTGCATCTATGGTGTATTGCGCGATATGGTGGCTTGCATCAAGGAAATCATTATTGACGGAAAGAACGTCAAATTGACGACCTCGCTATCTTCTCGGCTGGATTGCGCACACAGGGTGCAGCTTCTGTGGAAGACTTCCTGCCTGCAAAGAACATCAAGAGCGTAAAACTGCGTAGTCGGGCAACGGGAGTACTCCGTACGCCAAAGCTCACTGGCGATGCCAATGTGCGTGAGTTTGCACTCTACACCCTTGCCAAGAAAAAGAAGAAACAGAAGACAGGTGGAGGTGAGCATGTAGGACCTGAACCAGTAGGACCTGTTCCTTCAGGGGAAGGAACTATGTAAAAAAGAATGAGTAGATAAGTTGATGAGTAGGCAGGTTAATGGTCAAATAACTTGTCTACTCTTTTTTTTACTCATCAATCTGTACACCTTTCGTAAGGAGCTTAAAACGAAGTACTGGAGATGGACAGACAAACTGTGACTAATATAAAAATAACAACCAAAAGCATCGAAATAGATGCACAATATTAAACTTAAGCAATATGCAAAGAAACACGAAGGAATGGATACAATACGGCTCAGCCATATTTCTGCTTGCAAGTGGTGTGGCTATGGCTTTTCTGAGTTTCTTCTTTAATGGGGGCGATGTTAAAGACAGCGTGCTGTGGTACGTGTCGCAGACTTTGGTCTATGCCGGCTCAATCTTCGGTGTGGGTATCTACATTCAGAGTAAATGGGGAGATGTGAGAAATTACATCGACCGAGTTGTCAACTCCAAGAACGGAAAGGAGGAAGAATGAGAACGATTAAATATATTGCGGTACACTGCACTGCAAGTCATCAGTCACAGACTATTGAGAGTCTACGACAGGAGTTCCTTCGGAAAGGATGGACTAATCCAGGCTATCACTATGTGGTCAGTCCAGACGGAAAAATTACCCAGCTGCTTGATGAAGACAAGGTGAGCAATGGCGTGAAGGGGTTTAATTCCGTTTCTATCAATGTAGCATATATTGGTGGTATAGACAGAATGGGCAAGCTTGCAGACAACCGCACAGATGCACAGAAAGCAAGTCTTCGCACACTACTTAGTATGCTGCACAAGAAATATCCTGTAGCTGTAATTCAAGGACATCGTGACTTCTCGCCAGACTTGAACCACGATGGAAGAATCACCTCAAACGAGTATATCAAGGCTTGCCCTTGTTTCGATGCAAAGGCAGAATACGCAAACATCTAACAACAACGATATGAAAACATTAAAAGTATTATTAGCAGTTATCCTTACTGCTTTCCTTTTCTCTGCATGCTCGCATAAAGTCTATGTGCCTGTAGAGAGTGTTAGTACCGACACGCTGCACATTGTCAGTCACGATACTATAAGGGTTACGGAACGTTTGACGCCAGTGTCACTTGCATTACCTGAGTATCATCAGGAGCGTGCAACGAAAGACTCAGTTTCAGTTTTGCAGAATGCCTTGTATCGCTCAACGGCAAGAATACATAACGGTATCCTCACACACATATTAGAAAGTCTGCCAGGAGCTAAGGTAGAAGGTCTTACACCAGTGCATGACACAATCCGAATAACGATACACGATAAGGATCATAAGCAATATAAGGAGAAGCCAAAGATAGTTTACAAGGAAAAGAATTTGAGCTGGATTGAAAAACGTGCGATGGAAACAGGATTTGTTGCATTCGGTGTTCTTATGATGTTAGCTCTTTATTTCGTAATAAGATGGAAGTTGAAGTGAAAGATGGTCAGACCTTGGCTGATATAGCTATACAGGAGTATGGCTCGCTGGAAGCATTGCCTGTTTTGGCTGCTGCTAATGCTATTGGTATGACTGATACGTTAGAGGCTGGAAGCAGATTGCAACTTCCTGACGTAAGTTTTAACCGATTAATACAACAGTATTGCAAGGCTAATGATGTATCTCCAGCGACAGAGAGAGGTATGACGGATGTCAAGTTAAGGGTATTCAGTGGTGAGTTCTCGCCACAGTTCAATTAAAGTAAACAAAATATGGCTCGTAGTATAGCAGAGATAAAACAAACAATGACAAATGCCTTTATGGCGGATGGTACAGTAAGAGAACGATACGGACTATCGGAGAACGATACCTTTGATGATAGTTTCTCTGTGGTTAGTATCGAGAATATTCTGTTTTACATCGTGGCTGCCTGTAGCCATGTACTGGAGGTTCTGTTCGACCAGTTCAAGGCAGATGTAGACGATAAGATCAGTCGTGCTGTAGTAGCAAGTGTACCTTGGTACTATAAGATTGCAAAAGAGTTCCAGTATGGTGATGCTTTAATCTTTAATGAGGCGACACAGCAATATGGCTATGAACAGGTATCTGAGAAGAAGCAAGTCGTCAAATATGTTGCTGTACGTGACAGAGGGTCTTCAGTGGAGATACTTGCTTCATGTGAAACAGGTGGACAGCCTACTGTTCTTTCAGATGATGTTCTGACAGCGTTCAAACAGTATTTGAACCGCGTTAAAATAGCAGGTGTCATTCTTTCGGTTCGTTCTTTACCTGCAGATAGTATCAGTATCACTGCAACGATACGTATCGACCCATTGGTAATTGACAGGACAGGAACAAGAATCGAAGACGGTAGTTTTGTTGTTGAGAATGCTGTAAACGCTTATCTCAGAAATATAATCTATGGTGGCACATTCAATAAGACTAAATTAGTTGATGCTATACAGAATGTGGAAGGTGTGTTGGATGTGGAGCTCCACGCATGTAAGTATAGTACAGATGGAATGACATATAATGATATCAACGGTAATAATTATACCGCTGTTAGCGGAAGTTTTTCCCCTGTTAACTTAAGAAATGCATTAGTCTATGTGGTATAAATTGGATGTTATAAAACTTGGTTTTCAATTGCTACCTCCTATATTGAGAAGCAAGGTGATTGTGGCTTTGCTCAAAGCAATGCTGAGAGGAATAAGAGACTTGTATAATCGATTCTATAGTTATCGCACCGATGTCTTGAATCGACTCACCATTACTGCAGGTGTACAATACATAGAAAAGGTTCTGAATGATGCCTTCTTCCTTACAAAACGTCAAATATACATAGTATCTGCAGGGCAGAAAGTTCAGACAGTTTTACATTTCAAGAGTGAAGGTCTTGCTCCTGTCTATGTGAGTGGTAGTTCTCCCTTGTACATCAGAGCCTATGACGATGTACCTAAAGAGGCCTCTTTTATTGTCTATGTGCCGTCTTTTCTATGCACCTCTACATCTGCTGCAGAAGATAAGTATGGCGGACAGCAGTTGACAACTATATTAAACCTATTGAATCATTATAAACCTGCGGGACGATCTTTCCGCATAGAAATATACGAATATGAATAAGATACTCTTTAGCGAGGGCGGACAGCCCCTCTACATCGATGATATCAAGACATTACAGGAGAACCCAGCTAATCAGATGTCTGCACTCCTTCAGGCTCTTGGTGCAAACACCTCTGTCTTTTTACTTGACCGGTTTCAAGGAGAATTAAAGAAGATTGATCAAAGTGCTGCGACGACTACCTTCCAAACTAAGAAAAATTGGTTGGTGCTTGACGGAGTTATCCATGAAATAAAGGAAACAACTCTTGTTGCACACAGTTGGAATGACCCTTTGTATGTAGGTGTTAGAAAATCTAATTCTGATGTACGTACATTTGAGGATGGACAAGAACATGCATGTAGGGAGACAGCAGAGGCTTTTCTGTCATTTGAGAAAACAGAAGGAGCCTTTAATGTCTTCGAGTTGAAAACTCTTTTTGACCTTATAGGTCCGAAGATGAAAGTTGAGTCGCAAGAATGGAAAGAAGAGGACGATGCCTTCTCACATCCTGTGAATGGTTATCATGGTACAATTCGAAAAAAAAGAGGACCAGGTTTTTTAATTAAGAAGATTTCGCTTGAAAGTGATAATACAGAATGGACCGATGGACCAGGGGTTGTGTTTAAGTACCCAACAACACGTGTTCCCGTTCCCCCTATATTCTCAGAATCTTTTTTAGTTGGAGTAAAAAACAAAGATGGTCAGCGTCAGATAGTTTGTATCATGCAAGCAGATGGAGAAGGAAAAATTGTAGGCACTCTGGGAGATTCCAGCCTTCCTGCTCCAATGAATTGTACAATTGAAACATATTTCTTCATACCGACATAAAAAATAACTATGGATACAATATATAATCTGCTCAAGCGAGCAAAGGAACTCAAAGAGAAAAGTCAAGTAGACAGCATTACGCCTGAAGAGGTTGGTAAGCTGCATGAAGACACATTAGCATACATAGCCTCATTGGAGCAGTCGGCTGATGGACTTGGTATTAAAAAGGTTTATCAGTCTAAGTCAGCTATGGAGGCTGATACAGACCCAGTCGGAACTAACGGCAAGGCTCTCCGCTATGGTCAGCTGGTAAGCATCTATGATGATGCACATGCAGATGGTTCTGAGAATGGAAATATTTATGCTTATCAGAAGCCAGGGTGGCTGCTGATGGGAAAGGTCAGTGCACCACCACAGGGGGGATTAGAGCTAAAAAAAATAAATGACGAAGTTGGTAATGTTACCAAAACAATAACATCATTTCGTCAAGAAGTCTCAAAAGAAATTTCTGTATTAAAGGAACTGGACAGCAGCTTCTCTGTATTGACAGAAGATAAATTTGTGGCATCTTCACAAGATACCGCTTACAACAATGGTTTTGCGTTTGAAATATATAGAAACCTATCAGAAGGGGTTGTCTTTGTTGTTGGTGTGAATTTTCACAAGTCACATACTTCTGACAGAAAAGTTAAATTAGCTATTTTCGATTACGAGAAGCAAAAGGTCTTAGATGTCAGCGAACGCAATGTACCTGCTAATCAAGAGAAGATAGATGTTTTTTTATCCCTATCTTCAAAGCAGGGTCTCATATTTTATGACCCAGTGATTAGTTATCCGTATGACTTAAGAGGCTCTACATACAATATATTCGGAACTGTCGGGTCTATCTTAAGTAAAGATAGCAAACTTGTATCCTTGAATACGGCAAAGATACAAGTTTCTACCATAGTTAAATCGCACGTAGATATAAATCGATTAAAGAAGTCTCCATGGGAAGGAAAGAAGATTGTAGTCGTTGGAGATTCTATTTCTGATAAATCTATTTACGAAGTTGGTCTATTTATGTCAGGAAAAGCCTTAGACCCACGCTCGTGGGTTGACGTAATGAAGGATGAGTTGGGTTGTGAAGTTGTTAATTACGGCTCTTCTGGACATTATATGCGACATAATGGTGGCGATGGTTTCTCTGCGACAGAGGCTGAACACACGGAAAGTGGAAAGTTGCCAAAGCGTCCACATTACGACACTGCGCTACTTGGTAATCTTGATGCTGACCTCTTTATCTTCGAATATGGAGTGAATGACGGAACTAATCTTGGAGCGGACCAGATGAATTCTCCTATTTCTGAAGACAATCGTAATAGCTATACCACTGGTATGAATTATGTGTTGTCGAAGTTGTTCGAGGCAAAGCCAAATGCAAGATGCGTCTTCGTATCGCATTGGGTGAATATTCGAGATGTTGATAAGCAGATAATTTCAGCACAAGAAGCTGTGGCGAAAAAATGGAATATTCCGTGTGTTAAGTGGGCAGAATTGTGCGGTTTCTCCAATGTAGCTTGCGTTAAGGCTGCAACTATCAACGGAAAACAAATCACATTTGACACTCCTCAATCGACATATAGCATCATGACTATGAAGGGTGATGCAACATCAGCTACTACTGGAGATATCTGTCATCCATTCAACGATGAAGCACGTGTGATACTTGGAAAGATAGTTGCACGACAGATTAATTCTATCTTTTAATATAACTTTTCAAGGAGGGCTTAAAAGCCCCCAGCCTGTTAAATACGACGCCAATCATTTTAACAACACACCCATAAGATGCTGACCGGGGGCAAATACCCTCTACCGCACCTTATGGGTTTTATTATTGTTGTTATAAATGATTGGCGTTGCAAATTTACGAAATTTATTAGATATGAAGATAATTGAGATTGTAAAAATTAACAGGGAACTATTAAGAAACCTCCATATTGCTGGAGTTAGATTGGATGACACAAACTATATAGATTTATATACAGAATATAGACGGATGTTGTCAAAGCGTGAGAAAGTGTCTTACATAGTAGCGGCTCTTGCTGTGAAATATGCTATTAGCGAGCGTAAAGTTTATGCTCTTATTAAGCGATTTCAAACAGACTGCAATTTGTTTGCAGTGTAATCAGTATATACGCTTATGTCTGTGAAAGGAAAACTTACGACCTTTGCATCATGACAAAGAAAATGTATTATTCAGCACCGCTTCCCTTCGTAGGCCAGAAGCGGATGTTCGCAAAAGAGTTTAAGAAGGTATTAGAACAGTTCCCAGACGGAACTACATTTATTGATTTATTTGGGGGCAGTGGCTTGTTGTCGCATATTACAAAGTCCGAGAAACCACATTCAAAGGTCGTATATAACGATTTTGATGGTTACAGACTACGTCTTGAACACGTGCCACAGACTAATGAGCTACTCTCAGAGCTTAGAAAGGTAGTTCGTGATTTGCCTAAGCATAAGCCTATCGTAGGAGAAGCACGTAAATGGATATTTGAGTGCTTAATTAAGCATCAAGAGCGTTATGGTTATCTGGATTTCATCACCATATCCTCTTCTCTCTTATTTTCGATGAAATATTGTTTAAGTATTGATGAGATGAACAAGGAAACGTTGTATAACAATATTCGCTCTACTGATTATCCGCTTTGTGATGGCTATTTGGATGGTTTAACAATTGTTTCAGCAGACTATAAACAAGTCTTTAATCAGTATAAGGATACTCCAAATGTTGTATTTTTGGTTGACCCTCCTTACCTCAGTACCGAAGTTGGTACTTATAAGATGTATTGGAAACTTGCAGATTACCTCGATGTACTGTCGGTTCTTGCTGGACATTCATTTGTTTACTTCACAAGCAATAAGTCGTCTATACTTGAACTCTGTGACTGGATAGGTCGAAATAAGCATATCGGTAATCCATTTGAGAAGTGTATTAAGGTGGAATTCAATGCTCGCATGAATTATAATTCAACCTATACAGATATGATGCTGTATAAGAATGCTGGTTAAATACTATTCAAATGCTGATAAAACGATGAATAAATACTACAAGATTTTAGACAGAATCATTCATACAGGAAAGCAACAGTGTAACAAGAAAGGGGAAATTAGGTATCTGTTGAACGAACAGCTAACACTTACTCCTTCAGACTTACTCGACATCTTCGAAACTCACAGTATAGCACGTAGGAAGCTAAAGGATGAGCTACAACTGTTCATGAAAGGTGAAAGGCAGATTGAAAAGTATCGTAAGGCAGGTATTGCTTGGTGGGATTATTGTGGTTCAATCCTTGTCAATAGTTATCCTACATATCTGGAGAAATTGCCTCCACTAATAGAGAAGATAAATCGTGAAAAGCGTAGCAGCAAAAATTATGTATTGTTCTTAGGCGAGACTGGTGCAGAAACTAATCAAGCACCATGTCTTAGCCTTGTACAGTTCCAAATGGATGAAGGTGAACTTGTTATATCAGCCTTTCAGCGCAGTTCTGACGCTAATTTAGGTCTGCCAGCAGATATCTATCATCTATATCTGATGTCAAGGCAAATAGATTTTCCGTTGAAATCTATAACGCTCAATCTTGCTAATGTCCATATATACAAAAACAATATAGAACCTACAAAAGAACTTCTCGGTGGTAATGAAGATATAAAGTTTGAACTTAACGTATAATCTAAAAGGTGGCAAAATCTTGCAGAATTATCCAAGTCTTGCAAGAATTTTCCACCTTTTTAATGTTGTGTGCGTGTTGAGAATTGTTACTTTTCGTTTTGCAACAAAATATCACTTTTCGTTTTACAACGCACCTACTTTTCGTTTTGTCGGATTAAAACTTTTTGATTTGTGCTTTAACCCTTGATTTTTCCAGTTGAATATTTTTCCTACAATGGTAATCATAATTCTGAATTTTGAATTCTGAATTTTGAATTTTGAATGATAGTAGTAATCATAATTATGAATTATGGATTGTGAATTTTGAATGATAGTAGTAATCATAATTATGAATTGTGAATTCTGAATTGTGAATTAATATTAGTTTTTGGTGGACATGAAAAAAGCTTAGAAAACTTATTACTAAGTATTTCTAAGCTTTGAAGTTGCGGGTGCAGGACTCGAACATGCGACCTCCAGGTTATGAGCCTGGCGAGCTACCAACTGCTCCAACCCGCGATATTAATTAAGAACAATTCATCTATGAACCGAGGTGCATTCCTGAATTGCGAGTGCAAAGGTAGTGGTTTATTACGAAACTACCAAAGAATTATACATTATTTAACAAACTATCCACTCTGCTTTTGCGGCTTCTAAACTCTCTTTGCTACCATTACCGTAGGTAACTCCGCAGGTGTGTGTACCTGCATTTCTGCCCATGAGAATGTCGAATTCGGTATCACCAACGACAAGGGTTTCGTGTGCTTCAATGTTGAAATGAAGCAAAGTCTTAAGCACTGATCCAGCTGCTGGTTTCTTCTCGACAACATCATCGGCACCAATCAGATAGGTGATATACTTCGATAGCGCTAAATCCTCTACCAACTTGGCAAGAGAATGATGGTTACGACTACTTGCAATCGACATCAGAATGCCCTGTGCAGAAAGACGTTCAAGCGTTTCGATAACACCCGGAAAGACCGTTACTGCCCCTGGAACGTTCTTCACATTAAAGATTTCGCTATACACTTCGGCACACTCCTCAGCCTGTTCATCCGTCATTGGAATGATAGATGAGAGTCAGTAATGAGCTTTTGAGAATCGCCAAGCGTTCCATCAAAATCGAAGATGACGAGACGAATACCGGAAAGAATCTCTAGATTGGAGAAAAGATCAGGACAGTAGCGAGGCGTTACGTTGCTATCACTCTTCATAGTCTCATCTTTCAGCTGTTTCTTCCGCCTGAAATAACCCTTCACCTGTTTGTAGCCTTCCTTCCCAAGGATAGCAATACCGCCATATTGAAAGCTCTTTGCCAACCCGAAAAAGACAGTAAACAGTATGCCTTTCGTTGCCGTTGAGACTGGGAAAAACACTTGAACGAATGAGAGGAGATAAAAGGGAATACACATCAGAAGTACGATGACACCTGTGCGAAAAGATAGTTTTTGAAGATAACTTTTGATGGACATAACTGCACGTAGCATTATTTCAGAACGCAAATTTAGTTAAAAACTTCCTATTATCCGTCATTCTATACGCAATTAAATAATAAAAAGGACTTTCTCTTATAAATTCTAACGTTGTGCTTTCGCACATTCCAACAATTATTAGTAAATTTGCAGCGCAAAAATATTATATTCACTTCCCA